GTGAACGAAGGCCTCACAGGCACAGCAAAACGTTCATACGAGAACCTAGACAAGACAAAATTAATAATCAGACACAAAGGCAAGGTTGACGAGACTGTGCCAGGTGCGAGATCAAGACAGATACAATCACTGTACATCGAGAACGAGGACGGTGAGAGGTTCAAGTACCCACTGACACACCTAGCAGGTGCGAGGGCGATGATGAGACACGTGGCCAACGGTGGAAGACCACACGACGAGTTCGGTGAACACATCATACAGACTTCAGAAGACATAGCGAAACTACAATCTTTTTCAAGATACGTTTCGAACAAGGATCAACTGAACGACAACGCAGGTGACATTATCGAAAACACGAAACTACAATTAGAGAATTTAAGAGAGTACATGAGAAATTTGTCAAAACAAGGTCACTATGAATCAAGTTGCAAGAGTTACAAGAAAGCAGAAGACCAAGTGCTTGATGACGAGACCGTGAACAAGTTAAGAGAAAAATTCACACAGACGAACCTAGACAGCAGGGTTGAAGATGCTTTTCCTCTTATCAGCAGAGTAATGGCCGAATTAGAAAACACGCCTAAGGAAGAACCAATCAACGAACTCGAGCCAGATGCAGAGCCAATCGATGCACCAATCGAACCACCAGTGGACCACGGTGCGATAGTACAATCATTCCTAACAGATCCTAAGAGCAAACTTGTATTGAGAAAAGATGACGCCGCTGACAAGATGCTGAAGAACACAAAATTCACAAACAAGAACACAATGTTAAGTTCTATCTTATCAGACATAGCAAGTAGGCTTCTTACAAAATCAGGTGAGGAAGACAGGCTGGCAAACTTCGCTTCCAGGGTGGCAGACGAGATGGAACAGGAAAAATCTGCAACGTTCAAACCAACTCCAGACTATATCAAGAATAAAAAAATTGCAGTGCAGTTGGCGAAGAGATACATCGACGACTACAAGAAAATGGAGAAGGATCCAGGATATGAGAAAGAAGTTAGGATGGAACCGGGAGCGTTCGCACCTAAGAAAGACCTTAAAGGCAAAGCAAAAGAAACAGAAGCGTTCGAGAGCTGGGTAGACAATGTAGGTGAGGCAACAATCAAACCTTACGTGTCTATGTACAAAGGCGACGACGGTAAGATGATATATGACGTGTTAGACAAAGACAGCAAGTCAGCGTTTAAATCAAATGACTACGATGCGGCAAAAGAATACCTAAGCAAAAACTATGACAAGTTAAGAGAGTATGCAACTGAACCAAAGCAAGATCCCGAAATAGAAAAAAAGGACAAAGAGAACGCTACAAAACTCGACGTGACAAAAGCGGACAAGATGATGAACACCACAGCATATCAAAGAATGAAATCAGGTGATCCCAAGTACGCAGATAAGACTGAGGGAATGGGCGACAAGATAGCAGACATGGCACAGAGCATGAGCAAAGATGAATTCATAGGCAAGGCAGATGAACTAGGTATGACACCTGAAGAAGCCGCAGAACATTACGAGAAGATGCAGGGCGGTGCACACGCAGGCAAGTTCGAAGGCAACCAGTTTGCACAGGCAGTGCAAAAAGCCAAGGCGGCAGGCATGAAGGCAGGCGACAAGTTCAAAGTGGGTGACCAAGAGTACACACTGAAGGACGCGATTGAACTTGCTGGACTACAACTAGAAGAATTCTTCTCAGAAGAAGAAATGGCTTACGACAATCAAATAGATCGTATCAAAAACCTAGCATTTTACCAATAATAGTAGTAGACTTTAGATAAATATCATTGTATATTATAGTGATAATGCTTAATATACATTTAGGCACAAACAAACATAGGCACAATAAAGGAGGCTTACATTATGGCATCATTGGCTGAAATAAGAGCGAAGTTAAAATCTCAAGAAGTGAATCGCTCCACTTCATCATCAGGCGGAGACAACGCCATCTACCCACACTGGAACATCACAGAAGGATCAGAAGCAGTAGTTAGGTTCTTGCCAGACAAGGACGAGACCAACACATTCTTCTGGACTGAAAGGAACATGATCAAGTTACCATTCGCAGGTATCAAAGGTCAGACTGATTCAAGACCAGTGACAGTGCAAGTACCGTGCATGGAAATGTATGGCAAGACTTGTCCAGTGCTGACGGAAGTCAGACCGTGGTTCAAAGACAAGAGCATGGAAGACATGGGCAGAAAATACTGGAAGAAGAAGAGTTACATCTTCCAGGGATTTGTCACAACGAATCCGTTAGCAGAAGACACAACACCTGAGAATCCGATCAGAAGATTCATAATCGGTCCTCAGATCTTCAACATAATCAGAAGTGCATTGATGGATCCAGAGATGGAAGAAATGCCAACTGACTACGTGAAGGGCGTGGACTTCAGAATAACCAAAACCACAAAGGGTGGTTATGCCGACTACTCAACTTCAAAATGGTCGAGAAGAGAAAGGGCGTTGGACGAGGCGGAGAGGGCCGCGATCGACACTCATGGGTTACACAATCTGAACGACTTCAGACCAAAAGAGCCAACCGAGGCAGAGGTGAAAATAATCAAGGAATTATTTGAGAAATCTGTTGAAGGTGAGGCTTATGATCTTGAACAGTACGGACAGTACTTCAGACCTGCAGGGATGGCCTACAATGCACCGCAAACACCAAAAGCGGAAGCACCAGCGGCTACAACAGCACCAGCGTCTGAACCTGCACCAACACCAGTAACGGAATCTGCACCAGCACCACAACCAGCGGCGACTACGGCTCCTGCAGGCGACAGTGCCAAGAGGGCAGAGGACATACTGAAACTGATCAGATCAAGACAAGCAAAATAATCTGACATTTACCAAGGCCCAGATATTGACCATTTGGGCCTTGTGTAGTAATATAGAGTATGGATATAAAAAGAAAAATTGTAAAAGCAGTGGAATGGATATTGATTAAACAGATACCTGCATGGGTATTGATAGTGGCAATCATCCTTTGGATACTGCTGTAGGAAATAAATTATGACAAAAGTGTTTGACGCGACAAAATTTAGAAAAAGCATTACGAAATCAATTCAAGGACTAGGCATAGGGTTCAGTGATCCAACAGACTGGATATCGACAGGCAACTATGCACTAAACTATCTAATATCAGGAGATTTCAACAGAGGCGTCCCACTGGGCAAGGTCTCTGTATTAGCAGGAGAATCGGGCGCAGGAAAGTCATACATTGCATCGGGTAACATCATAAGGAACGCACAGGAACAAGGTATTTTTGTAATCCTAATAGATTCAGAGAACGCACTAGATGAAACCTGGTTACAGGCGCTGAACGTTGACACATCAGAAGACAAATTACTAAAATTAAGTTTATCTATGATAGATGACGTAGCGAAAACAGTTGCAGAATTTATGAAATCATACAAAGACGAACACGCAGACAACAAGGAAGGCGCTCCAAAAGTTTTATTTGTGATAGACTCGTTGGGTATGTTGTTGACACCAACTGATGTGGACCAGTTCGAGAAAGGTGAGATGAAAGGCGACCTAGGTAGGAAGCCTAAGGCACTTACAGCACTAGTTAGGAACTGTGTGAACATGTTTGGTAGTTGGAATGTTGGACTTATAGCAACCAACCACACATATGCATCACAGGACATGTTTGATCCAGATGACAAGATATCAGGAGGTCAAGGCTTCATATATGCAAGTTCCATTGTGATTGCAATGAAAAAACTTAAACTTAAAGAAGACGAAAAAGGCAACAAGATATCAGATGTGAGGGGTATAAGAGCGGCATGTAAAGTCATGAAGACTAGGTATGCCAAGCCTTTCGAAAGTGTGCAAGTGAAGATTCCATATGACACAGGCATGGATCCTTACAGTGGACTCGTGGATCTTTTCGAGAAAAAAGGTGTGCTGACACAACAAGGAAACAGGTTAAAATACATCGATTCGAATGGCAAAGAGCACTTAGATTTTAGGAAAGCATGGACAGGTGATAAATTAGATATGCTTATGGCAGACTTCACAAAAATTGCTGGAGAGCCAGATACAAAAACAGAAGAAAAGAGCAATGATTGATTTTACACACGAAGATATTGAACGTCTATGGACATCGATTATACACTACGTACCGGAAAGACAAAAATCAGATATGGCAATTGACTTCATAAAAAGTTTAGAAGACATCGGTGTTGAGCACGACGAAATCAAAGCATCAGCAGAATACGACCCTAAACTTGAAGAAGCGATTAGGACCGTGTTTGGAGAAGACGATGAAGAGTCAGACGGATACGGTGAAGATGACTAATTGGTATTTTGAAGTAAGCAGATCACTAGATAAGATTCCAGATTGCACAGCATACTTTGACAAAGAATTAATCGAAGCAAAGAAACAATGCAGAATATACGGAAATCTTGAAAAAGCATCAGCGGCATTGCCAGGTATAGTAGAAGAACGTTTTGGACAACTTCAACAACTAGAGGCTATACTTGAATACCTAAATATAGAACTTAGAAGATTGAGGTCAAAAACTTTTAAAAAATTCTTAGAGAACTACAACCGGGCACTGTCAAGCAGAGACGCAGAAAAATATGTTGACGGCGAGGACGACGTTGTGGACCTAACAAAGATTGTCAACGATTTTGCTTTACTACGTAACCAATGGCTGGGCATAACCAAAGGACTTGATCAGAAGCAATGGCAGATCACAAACATTGTAAAACTGAGAGTCGCGGGAATGGAAGATGCCGACATCAAATAACAGAATCATATTAACGGACGTTGATGGGGTTTTACTAGAATGGGAACATCATTTCACCAAATGGATGTTGCAAAGAACACTTTTTGACGCCCGAGGAGCAAGATATCATCCATACAGGCTACTACCCGACAAAGAAAACACCTATGAAATGGCCGAACGTTTTGGATTGTCTAAGACAGAAATCCGTAAATTAATACGTGAATTCAATAGGAGTGCATGGATGGGCACACAACGTCCGATGCCGAACTCACAGACATGGGTCAAACTGTTGGCCGCCGAAGGTTGGACATTCATTCCCATAACCTCACAGACCTCTGACAAGCCGGCACAGGAATTGCGTAAAAAAAGATTGGGAGAATTGTTTGGCGACCACGTGTTCGTGAATTACCATATACTAGGCACGGGAGCCGACAAAGACAGTGCTTTAGCCGAATTCCACGGAACCGGGCTGTATTGGGTCGAGGATAAACCTCACAACGCCTTAGCAGGGCTCAATTACGGTTTAAACCCCATATTGATCGACCATCAATACAACCGTGACTTCGAACATCCAGACATAGTGCGTGTAAATAATTGGCAAGACATTCACAAACTTGTGTCAGGAAGAAAATGAAAATTTACGTAGGTTGGGACAGCAGAGAAGACATAGCATATCAAGTGTGTGAACACTCCATCAAGCGCAGAGACCCCTCAGCGGAAGTGATACCACTCAAACAGAACGACATGAGGGCGCAAGGCATATACACACGAGAAAAAGACAAACTTGCATCAACCGAATTTACTTTCACAAGATTTTTTGTACCTTACCTCAATGATTACAAAGGATGGGCAGTGTTTTGTGACTGTGACTTTTTATGGAAAATTCCTGCACACAATCTTGTTAAGTTTATGGATCCCAGCAAAGCAGTTGTTTGTGTTCAGCATGATTACACACCAAAAGAGACTACAAAGATGGACGGCCAGGTACAATCCGTGTATCCACGTAAGAATTGGAGTAGCATGGTTCTGTGGAATTGTGAACACCCAAAAAACAAAATGCTTACCCCCGAATTCCTGAATGAACAGACACCCAAGTTCCTACACAGGTTCTCATGGCTCGAGGATTCCGATATAGGATCACTGCCTCACAACTACAACTGGCTTGTGGGATGGTATAGGGAGCCGGAACACGGCACTCCCAAGATACTGCACTACACAGAAGGTGGACCGTGGTTCGACGGATATAGAAACTGTGAGTACTCAGACGACTGGAAGAAGGAAGCAATCAATCTATTCAGTGCATAATGAACTGGGAAAAAATAAAGACTCAACACTACTTCAAGGAACCTGTTGAACACATTTATACAAATTCTATCTTTGACGCAAAAGAATATGACAGGTTGTATGAAAATCAAAACAACCTTGATCACAAATGTTGGCAGGATTTTGACAGTAAGTACAAGATCGGTTTTGAATTCA